CGACAGTAACTGCCCAGTCGGTAACTCTGCCGATTAACTGGGTAAACACGACGGGCAACAGCGTTCTGATCCACATGGTTGGCGGGACTGTCGGGAACCTGTCCATTGTTTCGGTAGGCGGGGGGGGGGATACCGTTCCGATCACTTACCCAATGACCGGGCGTCAACTGGTATTAAACGGCGAGACTGTAACCGCGACAGGCAGCGTAAACCCGACCTCGTTCAAAACTTTCAAAGGGGCGTAACGTCGGCATGAGCCTAATTCTCGCTGAAGTGAATGCAGGAGCTAACTCAGGTGCGGACGAAATTATCCGCACCCTTGAGCTGACGTGTCCTGCCTGGGACGCGTCGGTGCTCATCTGCACAGGGTTCGAAGACCGCACCGCGGTTACGGAGGATTTCCGCACCCTGACATTCATCGGCGCGAATATCGACATCGCCCTGGCGGCTCGCAACAACAAGGGTAACCAGACGCTAGCCTTCGCGGTTGACAACACCACCGGTGAAGTGTCGCAGCGGGTCGATGCCGCGATTGACGCTAACGCCCGAGTGACCGCCGTGTATCGGACGTACCTCAGTGGCAACCTGTCGGCACCAGCGGAAAAGCCGTATGTGTTGACGCTGCTCTCTGGCTCGGTTCAAGGGCAAGTGGCGCAGCTACAGACAGGCTACTTCAACATGATCGGTGTCGCCTGGCCGCGAGCGTTGTACACTGTCAACTTCGCACCGGCACTCAGGTATCTCTGATATTATGTCGGCTACGCAGCTAGATCGGCCAGTCGAAAAGGGCCTCACCTGCCCCTGCTGCGATTTCTCTCGGTGAACCATGAGGTGATGGTATGAGAATTTCGCAAGAATATTTAAAATCTAGGCTTAGCTACTGCCCCGAGACGGGTGTTTTCGTATGGCTCCCGAAAAGAGATAACCCCCTATGGTCCTCACGCCATGGCGGGCGTGTAGCAGGTACTATCCAGATTAAGGGGAACGGGTATCGCAGAGTAAATATTGTCTTAGACGGGAAGTCCTTCAAAGCGCACAGGCTAGCTTGGCTTTATGTGACTGGGGATATCCCCCCAAAAGAGATAGATCACAAAAATAGGGACGCGACAGACAACCGCTGGGAAAATATTCGGGACTCAGCGGGATTAAATCAGAAAAATAAAAGCATGCAGCGTAATAATAAATCAGGCGTTACCGGAGTTTCGTGGAGTAAGGTTTCCGGGAAATGGGCCGCTCGCGTTTGGGGAGGAGCTGCAGATTGCAGGACGTATAAGCACTTGGGCCTTTTCCTGTCAGTTGAGGCTGCCAAGATAGCAGTTGATTCTTTTCGTCGCGGCGTCTACGACCCTAACCATGGAAAATTCCCTACCGTGTACCCGACAGGCGCCACGCCATGAACGATTGGGTTAATAAATACCTCTACAGCACTTATGAAGACGGGGCCCGCGGCCCGGATAAACATGACTGTTGGTCATTAGTTAGGACGGTGTGGCACTTCGAACTAGGGCATAGATTGCTGCCATCCTATGGCAGTCTGCGCCCCAAAAAGCCTAGGGAAGCTTCTGAGGCGTATGCAACTGAAGTCTCTTCCCTCGAACCTTGCGAGGCAGAGCACGGCGCTATCGCATGTGTATTGACTGGGCGGATCTGCTCCCATGTAGCTATCGTCCTTGATTCCCCAACCGGGCTACGCATACTCGAGACCAGTGCGAAACGAGGCCCGCAGTACGTAGCGCTCCGCCGGTGGCTGAGGGACTACCCCAATGTTGTCTTTTATCGAGACCGGACATGATCGAGATTTACGCCAGTCGTTTATCGGATGAAGGTAAAGAGACGTATAAAATCCGTAAGCGCCAAACCTTGGCCGAATGGCTATACCGTCACGGTATATCCCGGGAGACCGACTTTACCCGGCTTGCCTTGAGTCTCTATCTTAACGGCGACTTGGTGCTGCCGTGGCAATGGGGTGCAACTGAGTTCGGGGCAGCTGACCGCGTAGAGATTTACCGGGAGCCTAAAAGCGGGTTCGAGGTTATCGGTACGTCTTTTTTAGCGGTATTCGCCGCTAAAGCTGTACTCGGTCTGCTGATGCCTAAACTCCCCGGCATGCCTAATAGCAGCTCCGGCCCGCAGGGCAAGGCTCTCGACCAGTCCAGTAGTAAAGGCAACAAGGTAAAGGTCAACGACGTACGTCCGGAGCTGTTCGGCTACAACCCGCAGCGGTATCCGGACTATCTCGTACCACCTCGCAGTTACTTCGCCTCGCCACGGGACATCCGCACGGAGATGTGCCTGGCCGTTGGGCAAGGTTCGTACTTCATAAATGCCAATGAGATCAAGACCGGTGAGACGCCGCTCACCTCATTAGGGGATGCCGCATCCTTTTCCACGTATAGCCCCGGCGCAGATCTTAGCGCGGATGCCGCCCACCTTTTCTGGTACACGGCGCCGGAAGTTGGGGCGAGCAATACGGGTGCTTCCGGCCTGGAGCTGACGGTGGGAAGCGCTCTTAGCTCTAACGCCTCCGCCTCAGTATTCTCCTTCAGTGGCGATGTCGTCACGATCCCTAGCGGCGCGGGCACCTTCCCCGCGGATTGGACAGTGGGCCTAATTGTCAACGTGGCCGCGCCCTACAATTACACCGTAGCGGATGGTACGGGCTCCGGCGGACGTGATGTAATCTCCGGCCCAATTGCCCAGCACCATTTTCTCGTTGGGGATCAGATCCAGATCAACGGGCAGAACCAAGGCTTCTACAACGTTCACGCGGTGACTTCGACTACTCTTGAGGTCGATTACGACGGCGGCGCGGCTGGCACCGGATTGGTTATCGGTCCCGTGGTCATGTCGATGTCCTACCGCGGGCTGCGCTTCCGAATACTGGCGATTACGACTAACACGATGCAGGTGAAGCGTATCCGTGCAGACGGCACCGACGACAACTCATGGCCCGGCTGGGACGCCAACAGCTCTAACGTTGCTCAGGTGCTGCTGGATAGTTCGAACTTCGCCGCTGGATACCGTGGCCCCTTCCCGGCGTGTCCTGTCGGCCAAATTGTCACCGCAATCGAAGTCGACATATTTTACCCTAGCGGCTTGGTCTTCCTCGACGCGAAGGGCAATTACAACCCCCTGGTCGGATACCAATCGTTGGAATACCGGGACATGGCTATCGGTGGCGCATGGACGGCTACAACTATTCAGGCCACAGATAACACGCTCGACGCCCAGGGTTATACCTACCGGATCGATCTGCCCTACGCGATGCGTCCCGAAGTACGGGTAAAGAAAATCTTTGTCAACCAAGGGAGCGGCGACCCGGACAAAGAACAGAACGACACCATGATGTGGAAAGCCCTTAAGGGCTTGATGCTGAGTTCGTCGCCTACCTCCTACGCGGATACGACGGTTCTGACGTGCAACCTGCGGGGCGGCGATCGTCTCTCATCGCAGAGCGAAAGCTTGATCAACCTGGCCTGTACGCGTGTCCTTCCGGTGCTTCGCGGCGGCGCTTGGCAGCCTGCGCAGCCGACTCGTGAGATCTCGGCGGCGGTCGGGCATATCATCCGCAGCGTTGGGTATAACGACGTAACGGATATTGACCTCGTTGAACTGGAGCGTTTGGAATCGACACGGTGGACTCCTCGAGGCGATACCTACGACCGCATCATCACAAGCGCAGGGACCGTCAAATCAAACCTTATTGACGTTCTATCGGTAGGCTTCTCGGAGCTGACGATCGACCGCGGAGTACTGGTTCCGGTGCGTGACGAGCCAAGGGGTCCGGCTTTCGACCACGTTTACAATCCGCAAATTATGCTCGACCCACTGTCCTATGATTTCACCATGCCGGACCAGCCGGATGATTTCGACGGCGTAGATGTGGAATATTACGACCATGTCACCCGTCAAGCTGAAACTGTAGAATGTCGCCTGGCAGGCGATGCTGGAGAGCGCGTAGAGAAGCTCCGCGTAGACGGTATAGGCGAGCGTTACAAAGCGTGGCGCTGGGGTATGCGTCGGCGTCGCGGCCATGTCTACCGACAGAGGCAGTACAGCTTCAAAACGGAGCTGGACGCACTGAACAGTGCGTACTTCGATTACGTTGCATTAGGCGTAACGACACCTGGCTACGGACAGAGCGCCGAGGTAACCGGATACACTGCGGGGCCACCCGTCACACTCGAGTCGTCAGAGCCCTTAGACTGGTCGGTGCCGGGGGTGCACAAAGTGCTGGTGCGCCGTAAGGACGGCACAGCGTCCGGTCCGTACGTCGCTACTCGGGTTGACGACTACACGTTCACGATCCCGACGCTGGACTTCGTGCCGGACTTGAGTGGGCAGATCGATACGCCGCCGATTATCCAGTTCGGCCATGAGTCCAAATGGTGCTTCCCGGCGCTGATCACAGACGTATCGCCGCAGGGCACTAGGACGTGTAGCGTAAAGGCGGTGAATTACGACGAACGGATGTACCTTGACGACGATGGCTTTCCGCCGTGATACACTGGCGGCCATCTCAAGTCGACCCATAGGGGCTGCGCGATGTTCGACCAGTGTTCCCGCGACCTCTCGCTCCTCTGCTTGATTGCAGCAGCGATTCACCCATGGGCCGCAACTGGCGCGGCTTTCGGGTGCTGCTTCTTCCTAGCCGCTCCGATGGCCACCTCGGGTTGGCAGCGGCTGAAGCTCGGCCTGTTCTCGTTCGGCCTCGGGTATGCAGGCGGCGTGTTCTGTTACGGAGGCGGGCCGCCCTGGAGCGAGAAAGCCATGTTGGTGGCCGCGGCACTTTCCGCACTTGGCGCAGTCCTATTTACAGCGTTCTATTACGTGATCGACAAAAGTGGCCCCCTGCCAGCTTGGCTTGAATCTATTCTCGATCGCATCCCGATGTTAAAGCGCCGGAGTGATACCGATGGAGTTTGAGACGATCCTACGAGTAGTCTGCGCCTTGGGCTACTTCGGAACCTTTATCATTATTGCGTCGTACCACCCCCGCGAATCGAACTGGCGTCCGGGTGTTTCACTCTTCGCCGTAGGGCTCGCCGGCAGTTCAGCCGGGCTTGCGGTCATCGTAGCAATGGGCTTATTGCAACACGTCATAGGCTCGCTCCTGTGGGCCCTCTGCGCCCAATGCCTCTGCGTATTCGCCCTCGTGGCACGGTGCCGGGGTAATCTCGCCAAGCTGCTGCCACGGTTCAAAGGTAGGTCACCCGCATGAAACTATCCCCGAATGGCGTTGCTGTTGCCCATTATTTCGAAACCTGCACCCTTGAGGCCTACCCCGACCCGGGCAGCAAAGACGGCAAACCGTGGACAAATGGCTGGGGCCATACTGGCCCGGAAATCGTCAAAGGCCACCGGTATACGCAGGCGGAAGCAGACGCAGTATTCGTCGCAGACGTCGCCAAGTTCGAACGCAGCGTGACAGGCCTAGCGAAAACGCCGCTTACCCAAGGCCAATTCGATGCACTGGTTCTTTTCCAATACAACACGGGCGGCCTCGGGACATCGACATTACTTCAGCTCGTGAATGCAGGCCGGTACGCAGACGCCCCGGCGCAATTCGCCCGATGGAACAAAAACGACGGTAAAGTCATGCGAGGACTGATTCGTCGGCGAGCAGCAGAAGCCGCGCTATGGGCGGGCAATTCCGGAGCAGACGCAATCCGTATCGGAGTGGCCGCAGCATGAACTCTGCATACGGGTACGCGCTGGCGCTCTTATTGGGCGCTGGCGGCGCGTGGTACGTCCAGGGGTTACGATGGGATAGTGACGTGGCCGATATACGCCACAACGCCGACGTGGCGATCAGCGCGAACGTGGACGCAGTGAACCAACAGCTAATCGCTTCACGCGCACAGACAGAAGCCATCCGGCAAACCTTCATCGAGTACAAGGCGGGTAAAGAGAATGAGACGAGTGCTCTTGAACGGGCTGTTGCTGATGGCACTAAGCGGCTGCGGATCAAAGCCAGTTGCCCAGCAGTGCGCGCCGATGGAACCGTTTCCGGCGGAGCTGTCGGCGGAACCGCAGAGCTTACAGCCGACGCTTCAGCGGCTTATTGGGATCTGCGAAGAGGACTCGACCGGCAGTACGCCGAGTTGCAGTTCTGCCGGGCGGAATTGAGGAAGCGGTCAGCTCATTAAGCCTTTGGCTTCGAAAGCATCTTCGATGCCTTGTAGAAAAACCTTGGCTGCAGCTTCGAAGAATACGCCTTCTAAAACCCTCGCGCTGTAGCATTGATCTTCCTTCGCCCTTGATACGGCTTTGTCGCCAGCCTCCCGCATTTCAGCAGTAAGAACCACGTAATGCGGGAGGACGCCTTGCAATTCCTCTCGGCTAGCTTTCCAGCCGTCCCAAGCGCCATTCGCATACGGGCTTTCGTAATACTCTGGATTGGTAACGGAACGCGTGAAATCCATCCCTTTAAAGCGTGGGCTAGTTTCGAAGTCGTTGCGATCACTCACAGTAATACTCCTCTTCCCCAGTTGCATTTTGCGCAGCGGCTGTCGCCCGGCAGATAACCTGGGCGTCCTGCGTGAAGTACGCAGCCACTGGCACCGGGCCGTTTGCGGTTAGCATGTAGAGCATGGCTAGGATTTTCATTCGCCGTTACCCGGAAACCATTCTTGACGACTACGCGAGTAATGAATCCGTTTCTGTTTGCGCAGCGCTTGTAGCCGACGGTCAGTAATGCGCCAGCGATCCCCGACCGGCTGAAGCTTCTTGTTTTCTTCATCCATACGGAGGCTGAGCGACATAAAGTTTCGGCAGCCGTTAGTGATCAGCTCAATCAGTTTCAAATCGTATTCTGTGTACTTCATTCCGCTTCACTCCTTTTCGCGGCCCGCACCATGCGAGCGCCGAAGAATTCGACTTTCTCAGCGTTGTAAAGCGCTTTGTTGTCAGCCTTTACCGCGCCGCCCATGCGGCCAGTGCAGGTACGCCAGATCGCTTTGAACGCTTCGCCTTCAGCGAAGGTCATACCAAGCGCTTCGATAATGTCGATGCTCTCAGCGGTGTATGAGGGGCCTCCGCTGATGGGGTCAGCGACGTGACATTTGTAATAGTCGACGCTGCCTCCGGTTTTCTGTTCTGCGACGGGCTTGGTATGGGTCGGCTGCAAAAGTCTGTCGTGTTCTCGCCACGCTTCGCAGCTTCGGCACTTCGTAGTCGCGCCCGTACCGCCGTGCCGAACACAGTAGTCGTCAGGAAATTCACTCATGCTGCATCCTCTATCGGGTTGAATCCGTTATCGCGCATTGCCCGTAACAGAATGTCTTGGATCTCACGTTTGGTTTGCAGGCGCTCAAGTACCAGCTCGTCGACGGTGTCGGCGGCCAGGATGAAATGGTGGAACACGGGTCGATTGTGTCCGGCCTGCAGTTGGCGCACCGGCCCGTTACGCTCGATGATCTGCTGGTGCTCTTCCAAGTTCCAGTTGACGCTGAAGAACACTAGAATGTTACCGCCGTCCTGTAGGTTCAAACCGTGACCCGCACTGGCCGGGTGGGCGAACATGATGGGGATCTCGCCGCGGTTCCACGCGTCGATCGTCTCCGGCTTCTTGTCCAGGTGTCGACCTTGAGGGAATCGCGCCAATAATCTTTCCAGATCACTCTTGAAATGGTATGCGACGAGTACCGGCATGCCGGCGGCTTCCTCTAGAATTTCCTCCAGCGCATTCAACTTCTCGTCGTGGATCTTCTTCCACTGTGGGCCACCTTCTACATAGGCTGCGCCAGACGCGATCTGCAAACACTTCTGCGTCTTCGCTGCAGCATTCAGCGCTTCTACCTGCGACCCTTCCAGGTCCATGAACATCTGTTTTTCCATGTTCTTATAGAGGACGCGCGCGGCCGGCGGCAGCTCTACGCGGATCACGTTCACGATCGGCTCTTTGAGGTCAAACCAGTCCGCAGCGTCGATCGTGATACACACGTCGCCCAAAGCTTTCTGGATCTGCTCCTGCGCCTGCTCGGTCGCCTCAACGCCGAACCCGGTATGCGAAGCCCGGAACCAGCGTTGCTTGAACGCGTCGTAGGTGCGCCCGAGACGATCACCCTTATCTACGAACCACATCTGGCCCCAAAGGTCTTGGAGACCGTTAGGGCTCGGCGTACCGGTCAGCAGAATGATTCGCTTGATCTTGGTATGGGCCACTCGGGCAAGCGCTTTAGCGCGGCGCGTACCCTGTCGCAGCCGGAAGCCTTTGAGCTTAGTCGCTTCATCGACTACCACTGTGCGGAAAGGCCACTTGTCGCCTAGCTGCTCGACCAGCCATTCAAGCTGTTCGAAGTTGACCGTGTAGATGTCCGCCTTGATGCGCAAAGCAGCTTGGCGTTCCTTCGCAGAACCGCAGATCGTCACGATGTTGCGATGTTTCAAGTGGTTCCACTTCCGGTACTCCTGCGGCCAGGTGGTACGCGCTACGCGCAACGGTGCGACGATCAAAACCGGATAGACATCTTCGGTAAGCGATAGGTCTTCAAGCGCCGTGGCAGTGCTTACGCTCTTGCCCAAACCCATGCCAGCCCACACCGCTAAACGCTTGGTCGCATGGATGGCCGACATAATAAGGTCTTGGTATTTGTGCGGCCGATATTCAATTGCCATTAGGCACCTCTTTCCCACAAGCTTGGCAGACCCAGCATTTCCAACAGCGGTGCCAGATGCGGATTACGTGGGGGCAATTTCCTTGAATGCTCATCAGCAATCCACCTTCCAGTCGTCTAAGTCCAAATTCCCACCGAACTGAACATACTTCAACAAGGCGTCTACCCCCGCTTTACTATCCAGCCAAACCACTTCGGCACCCGCAGCACGACGACGATCATGGTCTCTCACTTGCGCAGGAGTAGGGCGCGCCCCGGTCGCTTTCAGCTCAACGAACAACACGCGCCCGCCGAACGTGATCAGCCGATCAGGGACCGAACGTCGCTGGGGGCTGCAAAATTTGTCGCAAAGCGCGCCAATCTCTTTGCAGCGCTTGACGAGGTACGCTTCGATATCACGTTCTAGCATTTCACACCGCCTTCAGTTCAAGGCGCGCTAAGCGCTCGCGCAGACTGTTGATTTCGTCTTGGTACTGATCGGCCAGTTTTGCGATGTCGTCGAAATGGATCCAGTGACCGTGCTTTTCCGGAACGCGGATAACGCTCCCCTTCTCGTCTTCACCGCCGCGCCAGAAGTTGAAGCGGGGCAATTCGTGAACCTTATCCCACAGGTCGTAACCTTCACGGGTTTGAATATTACGCATTGCCCTTCTCCTTTTTCGCATCCCGGTACGCTTGCTGATAGATCCGCAGGCATTCAACGCAGCGGTAGGACTTGATCCAGCGCTCCCCCTTTAGCTCGGGGTGCTTCGGGCAAAGCCGACCGAAATAGACTTGTTCGCGCATCACATTTAACCTATCTAGAAACCTAAGAATCTAGATAGTATTACTAGAAACAACTCGCCGTCAACCTTTCCGGTAGCGATACGCTTCGAAGCCGGCGGCGGCGAGCGGTAAGCCTTCTGTCCAGTCGCAACCAGCGGACATCAGTTCGGCCAGGTGTTCGTGCGTGTACTCGTCGGTGTCCGGCGCTTCGCTGATAATCTCGTCGTGGACGGTCAGCACGATTTCGTAACCGGCTTTCTCGATTGAGGGGAGGGAGTACGCCAGTACGTCCCGTGCGCTGGCCTGCGTCACGTTCTCCGCCAGTTTGCCCGAGTAGGTACGCAGGCGTTCCCATTTTCGGGAATATTGATTGATCCCCATGTATGTGATCTGTCCGTCATCCTCGACACGCGGAGACGGATAGCAAAGATAACGGCCGCTCGGCAGCATCACTCGCAGCCAAGCGCCGTCACGGCGGATCTTGTGGCGACGGCAGGTCAGCGTTTGGCCTGGGTTGTTGATCGCGTTGCGGCAAGCGTTCTCTAGTTCCTTCCAGTAGCTCACGGTTTGCGGATGCGCTTCGCGCCACAGACGCTTGAAGGACTCACAGACGATGAACGCTTCCTCTGAAAGTCCGTAGGTGCTCTTACCCCGGCTGATGTGCCATTCCATGAAGTCCCGCGCTTCACGTCGCATCGCTTCGGGTATAGCGTCCCACGCGTTTTTCGCCATGAGTTCCAGGTCGATGTTGAAGGCTAGCGAGAAGGTAATGAACGCACCGACGCCGCCGGCGTACCCCAGGGCGAGTTCCATCGTCTTGCCGATCTGCCGCATGAAGTCGTCGACATCTTCCGGCGAGCAACCAAACGCCTTCGCATACGCCAGGATGTAGAGGTCGAAACCCTTACGGATAGGTTTCTGCTTTTTGTCGTCCCAGCCGATCACAGTGTCGAAGTCACGGAACGCTTGGAGCTTCCACTCTTCACCAGCCAGCCAGGCGAGCTTACGTCCTTCGATGTTGGAAAGGTCAGCTACGACCAGCTTCTTGCCCTTGGGCGCGATCACGCAGCCGCGCGTGGCGCTGCTGCAGGCTTCCATAATCGTTGTCATACGAGGTCCTTTTCTAATGCGGCTGCGATACGTTTCTGCGCGGTGCCGAAATGCGTTTCGTCTTGCTCTATGCCGATGAACAAGCGCCCTAGCTCTATGCAGGCGACCCCAGTGGTACCGCTGCCCATGGTGTTATCAAGAACAACCTGGCCCGGGTTTGTGTAGGTACTGACCAGGAATTTCATCCAGTCGACTGGCTTCTGCGTCGGGTGAAAGCTCGCCGTTTGCTTGTCGCTAGAGAAGAACTGGACGGATCGCGGGTACCGCTCTGTAGAGTCGTATTCAGTAAGCGTTAGCGCTTTGCCATAGCACTCGGAGTTCACCTTTTTACGCTTACTGGTTTTCCGTTCGTGACCGCTAGACATCTGCGGGTTGTAAACCGGCTGTCGGCGGTAAAAAAAAACCTGGGCGCTTTCGTGCGCGCGAAGCGGCT